CTAAAGAAGCTAAGTTAATTTATGAAACAATTAAGGATACGTTTACTATTTCGAAAGGAAAGAAAGCGGCTCCAAAGAGATCATTAAAAGAAGGCTTAGGAATGGCTTCTAAAGCAGCAGGTAAATCTACTGCACCAAAGAAAGAAATTCTTAACGAATCTAATAACATGGTTGCTAGAATGCAAAAGCTAGCAAATATCACAATTAAACAATAATTTACAAAAACTAATAAAATGAACGTAAATACTTTATTAGAAGGTTCATCTCCGTACCAAGTCCTCTCCCAAGAGTCAGCTAAGTTAGCTAACAAGTGGGGTAAATCAGGACTTCTAGAAGGAATCGAATCTTCAACAGAAAAAAACAACATGTCTATGTTGTTAGAAAACCAAGCTAAACAGCTTGTAAATGAGGCTTCTCAGCAAGGGACAGGAACTAGCATATCAGCTGGTAATTCTGAAGCTTGGGCAGGTGTTGCCCTTCCACTTGTAAGAAGAGTATTTGGTGAAATCGTAGCTAAGGATCTTATCTCGGTTCAACCAATGAATCTACCAGCTGGTTTGATTTTCTACCTTGACTTCCAATATGGATCAGGTCAGAACTTTAAAGGCGCAGCAGAATCTTTATATGGTGCTACTTCGGATCTTAAGAGAACTGATGGTGCATTTGACAAAGGTCTTTATGGTGCTGGTGAGTTTGGTTACTCAATTACACAGTCAGCATTTACAAGTACTGGTGGTGTAGCTTCAGCTTCTGCTGCCTTTACAGGAATCTTAAATTTAGATACTGAATTTTCTTCGTCTAAAAAGGGAGAATTTGGTGATAACGTAGGTGCTACTTCAGTAGTAAGAACACTTCAAATTCCAGCAGTTTCAGCTTCAGGATATGATGCAGAAGCAGTAAGAGGATTTGATATCACTACTGCAGATGTAGTAGTATTCCCACAATATACGAGAGTAGTTGGTGATAATATTGAATTTGTAGTTTCAGCAGCAGCAAATCTAGATTTATCAACAGCTGCAGTTAATTACTTAAAAGGTCCAGATAACCTAAACAACGTTAATGACTTCGAAGATGCTATTCCAGCAGCTGGTGTTTCTTCACAAGAAATTCCTGAAATCAACGTTGAATTACAATCTGACACAGTAGCTGCTAAAACACGTAAATTGAAAGCACAATGGACACCTGAGTTCGCTCAAGATCTTAATGCTTATCACTCAATTGACGCTGAAGCAGAGTTAACTTCTATCCTAAGCGAATACATCTCAATGGAGATTGACCTCGAAATTTTAGATATGTTAACTAGAAATGCAGATACTGTAGAAGGTTGGTCAGCTAAGGTTGCACAAGATGTAGTAGTAAGCGATAATACAACTGCAGGTGGTTCAACAGCTGTAACTTACACATCAACAGCGAATGCATCAGGTGTATACTACACTAAAATGTCTTGGTTCCAAACATTAGGTGTTAAACTACAGAAAGTTTCTAACTTAATTCACCAGAAGACACTACGTGGTGGTGCTAACTGGTTAGTAGTTTCTCCAAAAGTTTCTACAATTTTAGAATCAATTCCAGGATTCTCAGCTGACTCAGCAGGAGATTCTGATAAGTACAACATGGGTGTACAGAAGATTGGTGCTATTAATAACAGATATCAAGTTTACAAAAACCCTTACATGACTGAAAATGTTATTCTAATGGGTTACAAAGGAAATCAATTCCTTGAAACTGGTGCTGTTTTTGCTCCATATATTCCACTCATTATGACTCCTCTAGTGTATGATCCAGTATCATTTACACCAAGAAAGGGTATCATGACACGTTACGCTAAGAAGATGGTTCGTCCAGACTTCTTCGGTAAAGTGTACATCCAAGATTTAGACACAGTCTAAACTTAGGTTAAAAATATATAAGGAAAGGGCCGCAATTTGCGGCCCTTTTTATATGTATAACAAAACGTTATATGGCTAAACAAAATATTGAAAAATCACCACCTAAAGGTAATATTAGGTTCTCAGTAACTCTATCAGAAGAACAAAAAATTGCAAAAACTGAAATATTAAACCATCCTTATAATTTCGTAGTAGGAAAAGCAGGATCAGGTAAAACACTATTAGCAGTACAAATTGCTTTAGATCAATTTTTTAAACGTCAGTATAATAAAATTATTATAACAAGACCAACTATTTCAACTGAAGATAATGGGTTTTTACCAGGGTCTGAAAGAGAAAAAATGGAACCATGGTTAGTTCCTATTCGATCTAATATGCGAAAAGTTTATAATAAACCACAAATAATAGAAAAATTAGAAAAAGAAGAAAAAATCGAATTAGTATCTTTAGCCCATTTTAGAGGTAGAACTTTTGATAATGCTGTAGTTATTGTTGATGAATACCAAAATTTATCAAAATCTCAATTAGCAATGTGCATTGGTAGATTAGGTAAAGACTCAAAAATGATATTTTGTGGAGATTCATATCAAATAGATTTAAAAGATAAAAACTACTCAGCCTATCATGATATGGCTAAATTAACTAATTCTAAATATGTCTTTAAAACTGTATTAACAGACTCACATAGACATGCAGCTATAGAAGATTTATTAGAATTATTAAATGGTTATCACTAAGTTTTTATCACTTCTTCATATTTATATATGAAATAACACAAACATCATGGCAGCAGGAAAATATAGCTTTACTATTGAGCAAGGAGCAACTTTTACAAGAACATTCAAATATAAGGATGCAAATGGGGATCCATTTGATCTAGATGGTTATAATGTAAGAATGCAAATAAGACACTCACATGGTTCATTAGCCCCTCTAGATACTTTTGATAATAATGGAAATGGAGGGTTTGAATTATCTATACCTGCAGGTGGATCTGTTAAAAACCAAATAACATTAACAATGTCAGCTTCCCAAACAGCAGCCTTTACATTTGATCAAGCTCTTTATGATATAGAAATTGAAAGTGGAAGCATAGTTACTCGTCTTCTTCAAGGAAAAATAAAATTATCTCCCGAGATTACAAAATAGTAATTAATTGTGGGTGATATAACTGAAATAACAGAGCAGGTAGCAACATCTCTTGAAATATTAGATGGAAATCCAACTCAGTTAGAAATTAGTGGAGAAGAGGTTAAATTTCTTGAAATAATAGAATATACAACAGATGGAGGTACTCCTAATGTTAATATTGAGGCTGATATTAAAACCATTGAGATTCCAGGAGAATCTCCTACAACAATTAATATATCTAAGGACGCCCCTTCAAGTATATTAATCTCTGAAGAAACAATATTTCTAGATATAACTGAAAAAACTCTTATATCAGGAGCTTTTGATTTAAACTTTAATAACTTACATAATATACCTTATAAGGTAAGCAATAATAATATTGGTATAGGTCCAGGAAATGACTCCCCTCCTACTTTAGTAGACCCACAATTCCCACTTCATGTCACAGGAACTTTATTTTCAACAACAGTAAGTAGTTCTCAAGTACAAATATCGGGGGACAGTGTAAATGATTTATTTTTAGTAAAATTAGAGGGAGAAAATAAACTAGTTATAAATGCTCAAGGAGTAACAGTATTGGGACAATTTAATATAACTCCAACTGCAGTAGCAGGAGGTTTATTTTATAGCGCTAGTAATGATTTTTTTTTAGGATTAGAATAAGTTTAATATGTATAAATATATAATAGTATAAAATGGCAGATTGGAAAAAAATAGTATTAGAAGGTTTAGATGCAAATTTAAACCAAATAACGGCAAGTAATGGAATACAAATAACAAATTCTCTTACTTTACCTACAACCACCAACGCTGATTTTAAAATCTTAGTAGCAGACTCCACAACGGGTGATGTAAAAGGAGAAGACCAAATAACTGTAGGGGCTCAAGGAACAGATATAGTTACCTTCACTACAATGTCCATAGGAGGTACTCCTACCGTTTCCTCATCTCAAGCTGACGATATATTAACACTACTAACAGGTAGTGGAAATGCTCCTTTAAGTATAGAGGGTACTTTAAGTAGTGATACTCTAACATTTACAGTTGCAACACACTCTAGAGAAGATGTAGAAGATTTAGCTTCATTATTACTTTCTTCCTCAAATTTAGGCACTACAGATGTCCACCAAGACATCACTATAAATTATACGGATAGTTTCGTACTTCCAGGCACCTTTTCTCTAACAGGAAGTTTACCTTTAGTTTTTGGAACCACTCCAGGAAATGAACAGAATGAGGTTACTTTAGATACATCCGTCGTTACCGATAATAATGGCGTCGAAGTCTCACAATCTCAAGCTAACGTAACTCATTTTTTAAATGGTGATGATGTAAAATTTGGTGATATTACTGCCTCAAATGCGGATTATTATTATGATCTTGGACAAGGCCCCGAGTTATCAGAAATAGCATATAATCCTCTTGGAACTACCACATTCGCCCCACATTTCCACGGAGGTCCTGGAAATATATCCCAAACAACAGACCTTCAAGTCCATGGATTTTTTGGAGGATATTTAAGCTCCTATCAAATTGGGAATCCCGGAATTGCTTCTCATATGGTATATAATTACCCCTTGGCGGCGCCTGGGAAATGGGTGTCAGCTTCAGCTCTTCATATAGTAAATGATGCTCATATGAATAGCGATCTAACAATGTCGGGGGATTTTATATTTCAAGGCTTTCAATTTGGTGATCGACACGTTTTAACTCATGATAGTGGCAATCTATTTGGATCGGGTTCTATGCCTACAGCTCTTGCAAATCATCACCAATTTACAGGATCTCTTCAACTTACAGGTAGTGGAGTTACTGCTTCATTATTCACAGGAGATGGTAGTGGATTATCAAATATTTCATCAAGTGCTTTAACAAATATTGGTATATTATCAGGATCAGCACAAATATCCGCCTCTATCTCAGGAGCATTTCATTTTCTTGCTCCCACACTCCGAACAGCTTCTGCAACAGATGGAACAGTTTCAGCTATAACAGCCTCAGGAGTAACTGTAACTTCAGGTTTCTCTGGCTTAGCATCAGGTAAGCAAATATTTCATTTTCAAGAATCTTCATCAGCAGACTTCTTAGATACTATAGCATTAAATTATATTGTTTCAGCTTCAACAACTGATACTTCAGGATCAGATATAACTACTACTGGTAATATAGGCACCGCAGATGGAGTAGTAACACAAACAATAGCATTAAATATCTCTAAATCAACTGATGGATCTTCAGTCTTAGCAGGAGGAGATAGAATAATGTTTGGAACTAGTTCCAATAATGACACATTAAAAACAACAATAACTAATTTATCTGGATCAATAGTTGGATCAGTATTAGGAACTGTAACAGAAATATCAGCAGGAAATGGTATTAGTGTAACTAATGGAACAGGATACGATGGCACTACTGTTGTAAATACTACTATTGACATACTTCTTAGTGGATCAGAGGGTAACCCAACCAATAACTCAGTTACATATGCTATTGATGATTTAGATTTTTATACTACATCTAATCTTTCATCTTCAGCTAATAAATTAGCACTCAATCCCTATATAAATGTAACCTCAGTAACAGCTTCCACAGGATCATTTTCTGCTTTAAAAGTCACTGATTCTTCATTTTTAGGCAATACAGAAGAATTAACAATTCAGGATAATTTCATATTATTGAATTCAGATGTTGAGGGAGGCCAAGGTGATAATGAAGACGCTGGTATTTCTATTAATAGAGGATCATCCCAAGATGCAAATTTATTTTGGAATGAGGCGGTTAATAGATGGTCAATAAGTCTAGGAAATCTTCAATCAGGATCATCTAATGACTCTCTAGAAGGTTATAGCACTAAAACAGCACACCCAGACTCCTATTTAGCAGTAACTACTTTTAATGACCAGAGCCCTGACCTTACTATTCAAAATCCTTTAACAAATAACCCAGCTGATGGAAGTGATGGAGTAGGTAATATCCACGTAAATACAAATGCTACCGAAGTTTGGATTTATGCTTAAAAGACTAAATAATATTAATATGTATAGATATAACAACTAATATGGCTGAATTATTTAAAGGAAAATATAAAATAAATAAATTTGCAACTATATCATCATCTGATGCTTTTTCTGCAAGTAGAGTTTCTAAAGATATACAAAGAATTCCTCATAGTTTACAAAATGGGGCTCAAAGTGTTTGGTTTGATAGAACTAAAGTAGAAGAAGATAAAATTGTAAAAATAAATAAAGAATTTTATATTCCTGTCAAAAAATCAAATTTTGCTGATATGATGAGTACTTATCTAGCAGCTAATTTATCTCCACAAGCATACACACAGGTAAGTGCTAGCTTTTTTAACAAAATATCATCAATGGGAAATGATGAGCTTGTAGGCATAATGGCGGAAGATGGACCTCCTCCTACTGCATCATATTCATTTTTTCCTAGAACAGGAATATCACCATATACTACAACTATAACAAATAACTCTACATTTGCAACAGGTGCTACTCATTCTATAGGTGCAGGAGGAGCAGCTAATGAATTTCATGAAAATGCATTTACATCTAGTTTTAATATTCATTTTATATTAAGTGCATCTGTTTCATCCTCAACAGTAACGGGTAGTGCTTTAAGTAAAGAAAGAGGAAAAATATTAACTTCATCGTATTCAAATATCTTTAATGGAGTAGGAAGTGGATTAGGGGCAGTATCTATAAAAACAAAAGTATTAGGAGATGGGGAATTAGATGATACAGATAAGTTTTTCTTTACAGAATTAAATGAATTTCTTATATTCCCCCATGGTTTATCAGGATCAGTAGGATCCTCATCACTTAGATATGCAAAAACATCTGGAGCTGTGTCAGCTTCTTCACCAATAACAGTATATCACTCAGGATCTACAATTGACACCACAGCATCAGGATCATTTCTCTTCCTAAGTGAAAATCTTCAAACTACAGCAAGTGCAGGATTTTATGCTGCAATAGGAAATACATCAGCATTTGAAGTACCTGCTGTAGGTAGCTTCTTTGCAGCAAAAAGACCCAGTGGAAATACAACAGTTATAGGATAGCTTTAAAAATAATGAATAAATAACATAATACCATACTAAAATGGGAACTTGGAAAAAAATAATAACTAGTGGTAGTAGCGCAGATCTACTAAATATCACATCAAGTGGAGGAATACAAATTGGAAGTCTTTCAGGAGGAGGTGCAAGTGATCTTGTACTTGTAAGAAATAGTGCGGGAGACATAGTAACAAGAACACAAACAGATATAGGAGCTTTAGGTTCAAATGCTTTTGCCTTTAAAACAATTGACGCACCATCAGGTACTGATCCAGTAGCAGCCTCTAGTAATGATACTTTAAATTTTGCAGCTTCACATAACATAACAATTAATGGTAATAGTACTGATAAATCATTAACATTTTCAGCTACTACAAAATCAGCAGCTGACATTACAACTATATTAAGTCAGTCTTTAACTAGTGGTACACATAAAAATATCACAATTAATGAGCCTTCAGCAGGTGTTTTTTCCCTAACAGGCTCTCAAAATCTATTAGTTTCTGACACAACAGGTCAAAGAGGTGTTGATCTTATTTATAACTCTGCAAATAATTCATTAACAGCTTCTCTTGTAGGTTTAACTACTCAATCTTCAGTTAGGTTTGCTGACATTACTTCCACAGGAAATATCTCAGCATCCGGATTTATTTCAGCCTCTGCTTTAGATGTTACAAATGATGCAGAAATAGGTGGAAATTTAACATTAGATGGTAACTTCCTTTTTGATGGTTTTAATTTTGAATCCTCTGACATATTAAATCACTCAGGTAGTAATATATTCGGCTCAGGAAGCCAAGAGCCCTCAACCATCGTCCACCAATTTACAGGATCTATTTCGGTCACAGGAAGTGGCATTACACTTGTAGATGGGATATTTACAGGAGATGGTAGTGGATTAACAAATATAGCAGCTTCATCTTTACCTGCAGGTTTACTTTCTTCCTCAAACCAAATAGCATCCGATATATCAGGAGCATACACAGGAGACACCGTTACAATCCTAAAAGATGGTGGAGAATTTTCTGCTATAACCGATGCAGTAGCTGTAACTAACACTGGATTAGCATTAGGTAGTACCATATTTACTTATGTAAATTCAGCTACTCAAAGTTTAAGCCAATCTGTAGCAGCAAATTATATTTCATCAATTGCTAACGCTACAGAGGGAGGAATCGATGTATCTAATGGAAGCGCAGGTGATGTAACCCTAGGAATAAACATTAGTAATTTAGCAGATTCTAGTACTGATATAGCTACTGGTGATTTTATAGCATTTGACGACAGTGGCACCACTAAAAAGGCAACAATAGCAGCCTTAGGAGCACTCATCACAGCCTCATCCGCGGGAACAGTTACTTCAGTAGCAGCAGGTGATGGTTTAACAGGTACAACATTTTCAACTATAGGAACTATAGCCGTTGGAGCAGGAGCTAATATATCAGTTACTAGTGATGGTGTTGCTTTAGCATCATCAATTGGTGGTAGTGGTGGTAATGCAATAGTTCAAGTTACAGCTAAGACAGGCTCATTTGCACACTTAGTAGTAGATGGTTCAACTACAATTCTCAATACTGAAACTGTATCAACTGATGATAACTTTATAGAATTAAATAGCAATCAGCCTGATTCAGCACCTTCACAAGACGCTGGTATTTCTGTTAATAGAGGATCATCCCAAGATGCAAATTTATTTTGGGCGGAGGATGTAACAGGAGAGGATTTTAATATTGGTAGATGGGCTTTAAGCATACAAAATTTATCTTCTACTGCTACTGATGGAAATGATACAGCTTACTTAACATCAGTATCCCAATCTGCATTACCCCCTTCAAATGCTCCAATTTTTGGTAATACCGCAGGAACAGGTAATATGCACATAGACACTGCTACTGGAGATATTTGGATGTACGTATAAAGTTTATTATATAATAAGTTATGGGAAAATCAATAGTAGATGATATAAAGAAAACCGCAAAAAAAACTGGAGGAAGACAAAATTTTAAAACTGACTTGACTGAAATAGAATTAAAATATCTTTTAGGTTTAATAGCGAAGTCAGAATTTAAAGGAGTAGATCTCCAAATAATATACTCAATTACGGCAAAAATACAAAATAAATTATTAAAATAAAAGTTATGGCAAATTTAGAATTAAACGAAGTGATATTTATCCATAAATCTCTTTCAGAATTAACGATAAAAGGGGGAGAAGCTCCTTTTATGGCAAATCTTCTACATAAGATGGTAGCAGAAGCAGAAAAATTACAAAAATTAGAGACTCAGGTAAAGAATCCACCTAAAAAGTAATGAAATGTCTGAATGGAGAAAAGTAATTACAAGCGGTAGCATAGCAGAATTAAAAGAGCTAATCTCAGATGGTAATTTAACAATTTCAGGATCACGAATAATCCTAAAAAATCTCCCAACTTCAGATCCTTTAATAGTAGGAAAGCTATGGAGCTATACACTCGATGATGGAAGAATGCGTCTAATGGTTTCAGAGGGATAATCTATGGCATCTTGGAAAAAACTAATAAATAGTGGCAGCAATGCCCACGTAGAATCTCTAGAGATATTATCACCACCTACTCTTTCTCCCTCTCTTGAAGTAGATGGAGGAGTATTCTTTCATAATTTACCAGATCAAGATGATCTTCCCTGGGGAACCTTAATGAAAATAGAGGACGGAGGTCTTGGTGGTGCTATAGAAAATATAGGCAACAGTAAATTTGTAATAATTTCAAATGCTCCTATTGATGAGGGAGAGGAGGAAGAGGAGGATTATAATATTCCTTGGAATGAAGCTAACTTAGATTTTAATGGGGATGGTGAAATTGGTTCTGGTAATTTACTTCCCTTTCTTATAGCATATGGTGAAGCTGAAGGTGATGTGAGTTATAACTCTAATTTTGATACCAACGGAGATGGTGAAGTTGGTTCTGCCGATTTACTTGTATTTTTAATAGCATATGGAGCAACCCTTGAGGAGCTAGCAGGTACTATGAATGATTTGAACATCCTTCTACCGAATAATAAAGATAGGCGACCACCCATAGCTTGGAATATTAGCGAATATGATTGGATAGATGATGATTCTAATTCAGACACTTATAATTATGTTACAGCAGATTCTGTAAGAACTTATTATGAGACTTTCACTAATCCATTTGCGATTGATGGTTTTTGGTCAAAACTTGGATATGATCCAGATGATGCTGGTGGAGAGGGTAGTGGTGTATATCGACATATATTTAGATCTAATCCCCCAGCATACAACGCAGATACTTTTCCTTATGAATACATCGATATATTTATATACCTCTATTTTACACAAACTACAGGCGGTGTGTTTGGAGGTAATACTTATTATAATAGAAATGGTGTACAAACTACTGGTACACTTACGGATAATTTTCCTCCGGATGGTGTTACTCCTATAGGATTCGGTCCATATCCTTCATAGGTCTAATGGGATGGGAAAAATTAATATCTAGTGGCAGTAATGTTAATTTACAGTCTTTATCTCTATTAGGGGCTGATAGTACAACTGAAACTACAATCAGTAGCTCACAGGAAGTAAATCCTGATTATCTCCCAAACGATCAACTTCTCCACCTCCACGACTTTACCGACGGAAGTGATGGGGTAGACGATAATTTTTGGAAAACCAATAATGCTAACTCTAATGCAACATCAGGCTCATGGACGTCTAAATACCGATTTGTATTTGATGATTTTGGTACTCTTTCTATTCACCGAAAATTTGAAGTTATTGGATCCTCTACGGGAGAAACTGGACCCAATGATGGTATTTCAATTGACCAAACCCAAGTTCCCACTAGAACCCTACCCCAAACAGAAGGAGCCCCCTTCTTATATACTGATGTATCTGTCGGCGCTACTACCCACAACCTCCGCTCTATAACATCCCCTTTTTTAAATTTAACAGATTATACTAGCAAAAAACTAGTTTTCTATTTTCATTTATATGGCGCTAACTGTGGAAATTTTCAAGTATGGACAAGCACTAGCGCAACTCATTTGTATGGAGGGTATCAGATGGATATGAAATATTCAAATTGGCCAGGCCCAGGCTCTCCTAACCAAACAGAAAATGTAGACTACTTTTCCGGTGGGAGTGAAAATACACCTACTTCAGTATTACAAATCCCCCCATCGGATGGCCAGATACAAGCATCTAAAACTTCTCGCTTTAATAGAGTAGAAGTTGACCTTGCACCATGGTCATTAAATCCTCAAGAGGTTAATAAAAATCTTAATGAGGGATATATTTGGATAATTTATAACCCTGCAACTAATTCTTTTGGTAATCTGTTAGGTGAATTAGCTATAAATCATCTTTTTTTAGATCTTGATGGCTATGAGGTAGTAGAATTTAATACAATAAACACTACAGTAGAAACTGAAATATATGAACCCTCCCTTGAGGTTTTAGGTGAAGCTATAAAACTTTATGGTCTACCTGAAGAAAATCCCGAAGAAAAAGGAGCCCTCTATAAGGAACCCCCTTCATTAGCAAATAACCCAAGCTATATTTTAATATCAACAGGATCAGCTGGCTAACCTCTTATATTTTTTGGTATTCTTCTATATTTATAATGGAACGCCCAAATTAATATAACCCAATGTCTCACATTCCAATATGGCCAGGCTCCTCATCTTTCTTTCCTGGTGACACCCCCTTCGGATTCTATGATAATGATCAATCATTTCAAACAGACTCAGAAATGGTTGCTACATGGTGTGCTAGTAGATTAGGATACCCTCTAGTAGACATTGAACTACAAGCCGTAAATTTTTTCGCAGCCTTTGAAGAAGCAACAAATGAATACGGAACACAACTATATAATTTTCAAATAATAAATAATTTTGGAAATGTAGAAGGCACANNAACAGGCTCAAANTTNAACAATCAACTAATAACACCAAACTTAGGAGGAGTAGTAAATTTATCTGAGCAATATGGTAGTGAAGCAGATGGTTCTGGAGGAGATTATGAATTACAACATGGCTCTATACCGGTAAACACCTCCCAACAAAAATATGATTTACTATCAGCTATAAGCTCTTCTATAAGTGGCTCAGAAAGAGTATATATTAAAAGAGTATACCATAATTCACCCGCAGCAATTAATAGATATTTTGACCCTTACGCAGGTACAGGTACAGGAATTCAATCACTAATGCAGTCCTTTGGATTTGGTAATTTCTCACCAGGTGTAAACTTTATGCTAATGCCTTTAAGTTTTGATATTCAAAAACTACAAGCAATTGAGCTAAATGATACTATTAGAAAATCAGGATATCATTTTGAGTTAACAGCAAATAGATATTTAAAATTATTTCCTATTCCTACTAGTGATTATACTCTTCATTTTGAGTATGTTCTCCAATCAGTTGCAAATGCCCCTGTAAAAAATCCATCAACCGGACTTATAACAGATGCCTCTAATGTACCCTACACTAATCCAGTGTATGCTTACATTAATGAACCTGGTAGACAGTGGATTAGAAAATATGCACTTGCATTAATAAAAGAAATGTTAGGAAGTATTAGAGGTAAATATACTACTATTCCTATTCCTGGAGCCGAAACAACTTTAGACCATGTAAGATTAATAACAGAAGCTAAAGAAGAAAAAGTTAAACTAATAGAAGAAATTCAAAAACTTCTTGAGGAAACTACTAGATTAAAACAATTAGAAAGGAAAAACCAAGAATCACAACAATCACAAGAAATATTCACTAAGGTACCTTACCCTATTTATATAATGTAATGAGTAAATTAAAAGACATACTATCAGAAGTTGTAAACACTTACCAAGTACAGGCATCTATGATGTCTAAAAGAGAAATCAATATCACTACAATTTTGGATCAGGTTAGAGGCATAGATAAAGTTACAATTGTTAATAATATTACACCTGAAGAATACCCACAAAAGGAAAATATAGAATTTACAAGAGTTCAAATTAAATTCGTAACACGAAATAACCCAAAGGATGACTTAAAACCTATGAGGGATGCAATGTTATACTCAGATGTAGAAAAGGGAGAATTTAAAATAGAAGGACTAATGAATTTAAGATGGAAAGAAAAAACCCTTAAACGAATGGATTAATGGCTTTATTTGGAAACTCTCGAGACATATCATTATTCCAATCACTTAATAGCGAGCTACTTAAGGATATAATCCAAACAGAAGTCGCATACTATAAATTTGCCCTTGAACAAACAAAGGTAAATGTTTATGGTGAGGCACCGGGTAAACATTACTATGAACCATTGAAAATAGCGTGTTTAGTTAAGAGAGAAGACCAAGCGTGGTCGTCCGATGACTTTGGATCTGACGTTAATCAAACCGTTGGTTTTAACTTTCTTAAACATGAATTATCAAACATAAATTTAATACCTGAGGTAGGAGATTTAATGTTATTTCGCAATAATTTTTATGAAGTAGACTCAAGAGTAGAAAATCAACTCATAATGGGTAGAGATCCAGATTATGCTATTTCAGAGGAAACTGTTGGATTTGGTAATAGTTTTTCTATATTAGTTAATTCTCACTTATCAAGAGTAGATAAACTCAATTTAATACCTTTAAGAGGAGGAAAATACCCCTCAACTGTTAAATTAGATGGTGGGTATGTAAATAAGATATTCTAAAATGGCAGATAGAAAACAAATACACCAAAATACACCAGTACCAGCAAGCGGTTATGATCGTTTGAGGGATAATTTATCCTCTGGATTTGCTGAGGGTTTTCCTGTTGAGGGTTTTCCAAATCCCGATAATAGATCTAATTTAAATAGAGGAAGAATCACAACTCGCAAAGATGATACTGTAAAAGATATTACAATTGGTTTACAAGATCATGATGAAGCTATTATGTATTATTTTGATAAAGTAATAAAACCCTCAGTTCTTATAAATGGTGATCGAGTAAACGTTCCTTTAATTTATGGTTCACCTGAAAGATGGAAAGGTATTCAAAAAGATGGATATTATAGAGATAAAGAGGGAAAAATTCAAGTTCCTCTTATAATGTTTAAGAGAGAAAACCTTACAAAACGTAGAGATTTAGGTAATAAAATGGATGCTAATAATCCAAACCTATATTATACTTTTCAAGAAAAATACACTAAAAGAAACCAATACGATAACTTTACAGTCCTCCAAAATAGGACACCACAAAAAGAAATGCATGCTGTGGTTATGCCTGACTTTGTAAAAATAAATTATACTTGTACTATTTGGACAGATTATGTAGCCCAGAATAATGATATTGTAGAAGCTATCAACTACTCCTCAGATTCATATTGGGGGGATGAAGAAAGATTTAAATTTATGGCAAAAATAGACAGCTATAATAATACGACAGAAGTTGCACAAGGAAATAATAGAATTGTAAAAACACAATTTGGTTTAGAACTTCAAGGCTATTTAATATCTCAAAACATTCAAAAGGAAATCAATAAAAAATCACAAAAATTCTTTACTAAATCAACAATAGTATTTAATAATGAGATATCTGTTTCTCCTACAGGAACTCCTCTAACAAGGGATGAAATAAGAAACGCCAATAATTAATGGCAATACCAATTAAATGGGAGGATGCTAATTTTAAATGGGATAAAGCCCCTACTACAGGTATTCCCCTCACATGGGATAATGTAGTTTTAGTTATAGAAGCTGTAGAAGCTTTAGAGGGTGGAGGTGTTATAGAGGAGGATATGCCTTGGGTTAAGGATGAGGAAAAGAAAAAACGCTTAGTTAAACTTATTTGTAAGGTTCAAGGTAGAAAAATCAAACAAACAAAAGAAATCAACGATTATAAAATTAAAGTATCTGACATTCGTTTATTAGCAAAAGAAATATTAAATATTGAAGTACTAACAGAAAATATTAAGTTCTAATAATAACTTTATATTTATAACAAAATACACTATGTACAAATTATTTACTGACAAATCCGAATTATTTGAATGTGACATCAAATTAGAAGGAGCTAGTCTAAATAAGTCTAAAGCTAGACTAGTCGTGGAGACAAACGACTACTCTCTTATGTTCGATGGAAGCATTAACTCATCAGGTAAATGCGAAATACCCATTAAAAAACTCAAGGGACTCATAGATGAATCGGCGTCAGGTAATATAAGACTCGAAGTAATAGCTGAAGATACATTCTTTACTCCTTGGGAAAGCGACTTTGAAGTAGCAGCAAGTAAAAAAGTAACTGTTGAAGTAAAATCACAAACAGCAAAACCTCTTACCGAAACAAAAATTAAAGTTGATGTTAAAGAAAAAGAAATTACATTAACTGAGCGAGACCACGTAATTAATTTATTTAAGCTTCTTATAAAAGAAGACATTAATATAAATAATATTTCAATCAAACGAAATAAACTCAATAATATAGTTGGAACCTATTTAAAAGACAAAGAAATCAACGATCCAAACAAAATTATTGGGGGTGTTATCACAGCTCTTTCAAAGAAAAAATAATGGTTATAAATGGGATTACCAAATTTAAGCGGAAGTAATATTCAAGACACCTTTCAAAGGGTGTTACATACAGATGGAAATCTTGTTCATGATGGAACAGGTAGTTTACTCCCAATTGCTTTTGAATCTGGGAATATAAGTGCAAGTGGAAATATAACAGCAAATTCATCAACACATCTTGAAGGATCTACATCATTTCCAAACAAATCGGGTAATGGTTATAAATTTGGTGGAAGTACAACTAAAAGAGCGGATTCCGGGTTTATTAGTGATGGTGTTAATGCTAAAACACATATAACTCCGCAACTCACCCAAAGACCTATGTTCTTTTTGGGACACCATAAAGACGCTAATAATGATGTTAGTGCATATCCAAACAACTACATAACATTTAATAAGAAATTATTCTTTAGCCCTAATGAAGGTGGTGGGGGAGTTAAACCTGATAGTACTAAACCAACTTTTCAGGTAGATGGTAATCTACAAGTAGTACAGCCATTAAACTCTAATAATACTAGCTCAACAGATCCTAAAAGCGGGGTTCTTATCACTCCAAATCCAAATATTTATTTCTTTAATGGAGACGCTTCAGGATCTATATCTGGATCCCATCAAATTGCTAGTGCATCTGCCCAAATTAGCTTCGATACAGGTAGTAGTGCTGTTAAAGTATTTGCTGGATCTACTGATGAAGATTTAATAGAAGTAATGCATATATCTAGGTCAGGGGTTAATCCAAGAATAGGTATTGGTCTTGAAGACCCTTTAACAGCATTTGACTTTAAATCTATTAGTGATGATAACAGAGGTGGAGAATTATTAATTAGGGGTTCTAGGACTCTTAAGGGCGCTGATCCTAATGATGAAGTTGGAAGAATTAGTTTTGCTATTGATAGTGGAAGTTACTCTGACATAAAAACATCAGGATCAGCTGCAGAAATAGTCGCTATTGTTGATGCTGTTGATGAGGCTGGAATTCAAGGTAGCTTATCTATAAGAACAGCAGCTTTTAAGGAAGGACCCCCTAATGAAAGAATCCATATAGGTCAGCTAACTACAACAATATCTGGGTCACTTACAGTTCTAAATGATGTTACTATAAACGACGATTTGCATGTAAATGATTTTGCTAGAATAGACTCACTAAGAGTAGGTACTACTAACACGGATCCTGGCGATGGCGTACTATATGTCGAAGATTATGGAGTATTTGCAGGGGGATTGAGAGTTGGTAGTTCATTTGATCCTGGACCAAATAATTTAAGTGTTGCTGGAACAGCTACAATAAGTAGCCTTACAACAACAAGTAACGTACAATTAAGTGGGTCACATTTTACCCTTCCTACCCTTGCTACACAAACCATGGTAGAATCATCTAATACTGTATTAATACTTGATGAAGGTGTAGTAAAACAAACTGCTCAAACAGCACTACCATATGTTAGGATAGGCGATGGTACTGTCCCAACTAATTTCAAAATGCTTATGTTTAGTGGAAGCACTGGAACTAGAGAAATCACAACAGCTCCCGGATTTTCTTACCATGCGGCATTCGGTTACACATTTACGGGGGCGGGTTCAGCTTTAGACATCAATGCAGGAACTGTATTATTTACATCTACAACGTCAACAAATATAACAGCATCTGCAAACATAAGCGCAAGTGGAACAATAACAGCCACATCCTTTGTAGGAAATATGGATGGAGGGTCTTTTTAAATATTTATAAAAAATGGCAAGCACAATACAAATAAAAAGAGGAACAGGATCAGCAGTCCCATCAGGATTAGCTGATGGAGAATTGGCAATCAACCTCGACAGTGGTAAATTATATTTTGGCTCTGGCTCTACTAGCGTAGATAATTTTACTTTTGGGGAACTTACAGCCGAAAAATACATAGTTTCTTCTTCGGTTTTATACGTTACAACTTCATTTAGTTCAGGATCAACAGAATTTGGAGACACAGCTGATGACACTCACACTTTTACAGGTCATATAACAGCCTCAGGTGATATAAGTGCAAGTGGTGAAATTTATGGAAAGGGATTTCATTCACCTATTAGTGTAAATGATGGGTATTATATTGGAGATGGAAAGCCTATACTTGCTATAAATGGTCAGGGTGGAAATCTAAATTTAGGAGCACCCCATTCTTCTTACAATGCCGCAGGAGTTAATATATACACAACCGGTTCAGATCAAACAAAAGGTTTATTTTTAGATAGTGTTGGAAATATAACAGCCTCAGGAAATATAAGTGCAAGTGGTACTATAATAGGAGGTGCACTACAAATTTCATCAACTGATACATCAGAAGATGCTACTCACTATGTAACATTTCAAAAACCTGGAAATAATTTAACTAATATAACAAATGGACTTACATTTAATCCAAGTACAGATAAACTTACTCTAGGTGGTGGAACAACATTTATAGAAGGTAGTACGGGTAACATTAATGCAGGTGGAAGGATACATACTACAAATATAACAGCATCAGGTAATATAAGTGCAAGTGGAACTATTATAAGTCATAATTTAGAAGTAAGTAATAATATAACAGCAGTATCAGCATCAATTCCAGGTGTTATAGTAGGAAATCCTAATTTATTATCTTTAGGAGATCCAGATGGTAATGTAGGAGCAGTAAGAGCAGAAATAAATCAAAATGGAACTACACAATTTTTAGGTAATGCTACTTTAAATTTAAAAGGTACTACTATTAATATTGATAGTGATTCAGGTGGTACTGCAAAAATAAATTTATTAGGTAATGTAACAGCTTCAGGTAATATAAGTTCAAGTGGTAAAATATATGCTGATGAATATTATTCAGAGGGGGTTTTAGGACTTAGATATATCCAAGGAGCAACCCACATTGGGGACGGTAATAATATTAAACTTTCAGGAATAGTAACAGCATCAGGTAATATAAGTTCAAGTGGAACAATCGTTGGTTCTAATTTAAGTGGAACAAATACTGGTGATCAAAATATATCTAACCTAGCAGTAACTTCAAGTAATGTATTGTTTGGAGATATAACAGCCTCAGGTGAAGTAACATTCGGAGGGGGATATGGTGATACTGGAGCTACAATTTCTACAGCAGGTGTAGGCCAATTTAATGGGGCTTTAACCACAGACTCATCACTTACATGCACCGGAACAGTTCTGATTAATGGTAATAGTACTACAACTGGAGCTAGAATATTATTTAGAGAAGGCACAGACAATGGGGTTAATGCTATAGGATTTCAATCTCCAGCAGCTGTAACGACTACCACTACCTTTATACTGCCAGATGGAGATGGGTCAAACGGACAAGTACTAGCTACAAATGGTAGTGCTGTTTTAAGTTGGGCCACAGCAGGAGGCGATCCGTCAGGAGCTCAAACAGGCATAACTACTATATTCAATACAGGAACCAAAATTGGATATGCAGATAATGGAGCCAACATTGATTTTACCACTGACAATAATATTATTTTTGACATTGATGGTACCCAACAAATACAGCTAGCAGATGGTGTTTTAAAACCTGTCACAGACAGCGATGTTGATTTAGGAACAGATGCCCTGCGCTTTAAAGATGCTTATGTAGATTCTGTAACTTCAGCAGGAATAGTCACAGCTAAAACATACGACTATATATCCTGTGGTTTTTTTGATAACCTAAGCACTACTCTTCACTATCTCCCCCTAAATGGAAAACCCACTGAGCAGACTTCTGAAGGTAATTCATACACCGACTGGGTAGCTCCTTGTCATACTACTGTATTAAGTATTCAAGTAAGGTTTTCTAGTATAATTGGTTCTGGTGGAGATATAACTATGACTGTTTGGAAAGATCCTGTTGGTAGTGGTACAAAGGCTTCAGTAGAAGCTGAAACCGTTAGTGTAGGTGGTTCAAATGATAATGATGTTATTCATTTTCTATTTGATGGGGCTGTTATAGATAAAGGTGAGACCATGAAAATATCAATACAATCTACCGGAGGAATGACTTCCGCAAATACCTTTGTAACCGTAGTTTTACTTCAAGATTGGAATGATCGTTACACAGCATCAAGTCAAGTATTTACATCTTAATAACATATAAGTAGTAGATGGCTAATATAAAAAATAAATTCTCACAACCTCTATCAACGGAGTTTTCTCCTAAGGATCTCGTTGTAGACATTAAGAATGGTCATTTATATTATAAGTCAAATTTAGGAGTACATAAATTAGTAGGAGATAACTTAAGCACAGACACAGAAGACGAAAGGGGGCACTTTACAGCGGGTATAGAAGTAGTAGGTAGTATAAGTGCAAGCGGATTTCTTTCAGTTGAAACAAACATAACAGCCTCAGGTAATGTAAGTTCAAGTGGAACCATATTTACAAACACTATATCATCCCCCTCTAATAACCTTGCAGTATCTTCATCAACAGTTATAATTACAACTTCAGGATCAGATGCAAATTTAATTTTACAAGCAGACACCGGTAATAACGACGATGCTAATAACCCCTATATGACTCTTGAACAAGATGGTGGGGGCATAAGATCTATTATAGGTCTCACAGGCGCTGATAGCGAATGGCCTGATGGTGGTCCTTTATTAAATGGAAAAAATAATTTTCTAACTATAGGAACTTCAGGCTCAGCCGGCTCAGCTAGAGGAATACAACTAGTAACCCTTAACACTGCTTCTTTAATTATATCATCCTCAGGTAATATGGGTATTGGAACTAATACCCCTTTATCTAAACTTCATGTTGTAGGAACCGCAAGTGAAACATCTGATGCTTCAGCTAGTCTTTATGTTGTAGGTAATAATTATGGAGCAAAAGGGTATATAGCAAGATTTGAAAATATAAATTCATCCGTTCCTGCTTCCGCGGATGGTATTGTAATACAATTACCCCAGGAAGAACCAGGAGCAGTTAATAAATTCATAGAGTTTCGCAATAATGCAGATAATTCTGTAGGTGCCGTTAAAGGTGATGCTGGTGGTGGTGTAAGCTTTGATGAAGGTTCCGATATCCGACTAAAAAAAGAAATCTCCCCTACAAAATATGGTATAGAGGATTTAATGGGAATAGAAATAGTAGAATATAAATATAAAAACAGCAACAACTTTAGAACAGGAATCATAGCTCAACAAGCAATAGATTATTACCCCCCAGCAGTTAAAGATTATGAGGAATATAATATAGAACAGGAATTAACACCGGAAGATAAAGAATATGAGTATATGACGGTAGCTTATCAAAAATACATTCCTCTACTAATGAAATCTTTACAAGACTCATACACCCAAATAACAGAATTAGAAAAAAGGATCAAAAAATTAGAAAATGGCTAATTTAAAAAACATTAATATAATAAGTGGTTCAAACTTTATCACAGGATCAGATGGAGCAGTCACCTCATCTATAATAATGGCTAGATGGGAATTAGACCCCACTGATGGAAAAAGCGTTCAATTTAGAATACCATCGGAATCCTTTGGAGGAGAAGAAGACCGCATACCATTTTATGTATCTGCATCGGGAAAAATAGGAATAGGCACTAAGGATCCAGAAACTGAAATAGAATTAAAAACATTAACCTCAGCTTTAAATTCTCAAAAATTTGGACCCACAAAAATATCAGGATCCTTAAATGTTGTAGGAGATATTATCTCCGGAGATATAAACGGCGGTTCTTTTTAATATTATATATGTATATCCAATACCTAAATTAAAGTTATGGCAATAGAAAAGAAAATACCTTCACCCTCTGAAATCACAGGCGAAGCAAAAAAATTCACCCCTGAAGAAGTTCAAGAGTTACAAGACCTCCAATCCCAAATTACCCAACTGACCCTTTCATTTGGTCAATTAACCCTAAGTAGAATTAAATTAGAAGAACAGGATGCTTTTTTAAAATCCCAATTAAATATATTGGAGGAAAAAGAAACCAACCTAGCAAAATCACTGTCTGACAAATATGGTAAAGGTAGCTTAAATATTGAAACAGGTGAATTTACTCCTGTAGAGTAATATATTAGCATTTCTACCCCCATCTCTAGCGACTATAGTCGCTTCCTCTGGTTTGGTTTGGAATCTTCTTCTATATTTATATGGGAACAACCAAGAAATAAAACTACCCTAATAATCATATAAAATGGCAGAACAAATAATATCACCAGGTGTATTTACTAGAGAAAATGACCAATCATTCTTACCACAAGGAGTTGGCGCAATTGG